GGCGTAAAAAACAACGCTAAGAGAGGCTTAGAGCTAAACGAAAAAGTAAACAATAAATGTGCTACACAAGTAGGAAAAGTAAGGGCGCAACAATTAGCACAAGGAAAACCTATAAGTGTAGAAACTATAAAGAGAATGTACTCTTATTTGAGTAGAGCAGAAGAATATTACGATGAGGGAGATTCTAAAGCGTGTGGTACTATCTCATACTTGTTATGGGGTGGTAAAGCTGCTAAAAGATGGGCAGAGAGTAAACTTAAAGAGCTTGATCTTATTGACTTGAAAAAACCTTGTCAAGCAGGATACGAGCAGTACGGAATGAAAATTAAAAACGGAAGATTAGTTCCTAATTGTATTCCTATTAAGTAATGGCAAGAAACGTAGTAAGAACATATGTAGCTCCTAAAAGAAAATCACATCCACATAGCAAAAATGCGAGTGTAGGACAAAACAAATATAAAAAACAATACAGAGGTCAAGGTAGATGAAAAAATTTGAAACACCAAGTAAGACAAGTCCAAGAGGAGGGCGTAGAGGTTGTTTATGTAAAGATGAAACCTATTCAGTAAAGTGCTGTAAGGGTAATATAATAAATCAAGGAATCGGTAAAATCTAAAAATGCAAATATAAATTTTAACACGTTATAGTAATATGAAATCAACAGAAATCTTAAACAAAATCAAAACTTTCTTAGGAGAGGAGCAAATAGAGCAAGTAGAAGAACAAGTTGAGGAAACTCAATTAGAAGAAGCTACTGAAGAATCTCAAGAGAAAGTCGAGTTAGCACAAGCTAAACTTGATAATGGTACAGTATTAGAAGCTGAGGCTTTTGAAGCAGGAAACGAAATCTTTATTGTTACTGAAGATGAAAGAGTAGCAGTACCTGTAGGCGAATATCAAATGGAAGATGGTCAAATGCTCGTTGTAAGCGAGGAGGGAATCATCGGAGAGATTAAGTCAGCAGAAGAAGAAGTGGAAGCTGAAGAAGAAGAAATGGCTTATGTATCAAAAGAAGAATTTGAATCAGCCGTTGAGGAGATCAAAGGTATGATTAACGAGCTAAAGGAGAAAAAAGAAGAAATGGCACAAGTAGAGGAGCAAGTAAAACAAGAACTTAGCGAAACTCCTGCTGTAGAGCCAATCACTCACAATCCTGAAGCTAAACAAGAGTTTAAAGTAAGATTCGGTCAAAACAGAAAAGAAACTGCTTTAGATAGAGTAATGAAAAAATTAACCAACAATTAAAATTAAATAAAATGCCAAATCCAACAATTACAGGTAGTAGTTATGCAGGAGAATTTGCAGGTAAATATATTGCTGCATCTTTATTAACAGCAAAAACTTTAGATGATGCTGCTGTTACTATTCTACCTAACATTAAGTACAAAGCTGCTATGAAAGTAGGGGCTTTCTCAAATTTAGTAAGAAGTGCTGATTGTGATTTCGATTCAACGACTTCAGGTCTTACACTTACTGAAAAAGTATTAACTCCAACTGAGTTACAAGTTAACCTACAGATTTGTAAAAAAGAATTACACGCTGATTGGGAAGCAGCGCAGATGGGATTCTCTGCTTTTGACAACTTACCTCCATTATTTTCTGACTTCGTTATCGCAAGAGTAGCAGCAGAGGTTGCAAGTGCAACTGAAACTTCTATTTGGAGTGGTAGTGCAGGAGAGGGTAACTTCGATGGTTTTGTAACATTAGCAAATGCAGGAGGTTCAGGAGTTGTTTCTGTAACAGCAGGTACAGTTACAGCAGCTAACGTAATTACTGAATTAGGTAAAATCGTTGATGCTATTCCATCAGGAGTTTACGGAGCTGATGACCTAATCATTTATGTATCACAAAACATCTACAGAGCTTACATTAGAGCTTTAGGTGGATTCGGAAGTGCAGGTTTAGGTGCAGCAGGTTATGACAACAAAGGTACTAACCAATCGTTAAATAACTTATTCTTTGATGGCGTGAAAGTTTATCCATCTTCAGGTTTTGGAGATAACCAAGCAATCGCTGCAAGAAGCTCTAACTTATTCTTCGGAACAGGTCTATTAAACGACAGAAACGAAGTTAAAGTTATTGATATGTCAGACATCGATGGATCACAAAACGTAAGAGTAGTAATGAGATATACAGCAGGATGCCAAATCGGTGTAGGTGCTGATGTAGTTCTTTACGACTAATAAATTAAATTAACTAACATATAAAGGGGTGGGTGGTTTTCTACCTACCCTTTTTTAATATCTAATAATTATGGCTTGTACACTAACAACAGGAAGAAAGTTACCTTGTAAGTCGGCTGTAGGTGGTTTAAAAACTGTTTACTTTGCAGACTTCGGAACTCTTGGTGCTACTACTATTGCTTCAGGTGAGCTTACTGCTATTGCAGGAACTCCTGATTTATTTCAGTTTGACATTAAAGGTAATTCATCTTTAGAAACTGCAATCAATAGCTCAAGAGAAAATGGAACTACTTTCTACGAAACCACATTAAACTTGACACTTACATTCCTTGAAAAAGCTACACAAGAAGAATTAAAATTAATCGCACACGCAAGACCTCACGTTTTTGTAGAAGATTATAATGGTAATTACTTTGTAGTAGGTTTAGAACACGGAGCAGAGGTAACAGGAGGATCAATCGTAAGTGGAGCTGCTATGGGAGACTTAAGTGGTTTTACTTTAACTATGGTTGCTCAAGAAACTGCACCACCATACTTTGTAACATCATCAGTAGTTACAGGTAATGCAAGTGCAATACAAATTACACCTAACTAAAATTAATTTCTTATATTTATATAAGTTTTCATAAAATAGATTAGTTTTGTTTCAAAGGGGAGTTTTCGGACTCCCTTTTTTTATACACAAAATTCAAAGTTTATACGTTATATAAGTATGATACACTTAACGACATCTGCATCAGCTCAGACATTGAAAGTAATACCAAGAAGTTATGCAAGTTCTGTTAGTATGATACTAAGAGATGATTCAACAAACACCTCAACAACATACTCAATAAGCACAACAACAGACAAAAACTATTTAGTGTTATCACAAGCATTAAGTCCTGTACTTGTAGAGGGTAGATTTTATGATCTAACATTAAAAGAAGGAAGTAATGTAATATATAAGGATAAAGTTTTCTGTACGGATCAAACAATATCTTCTTACTCTGTAAATAGTGGAGAATATACAATGCCAACAGGAAACGATGTCTTTGATAATGATTATATTGTAATATGAAAAACAAATCAGATTTAAGTATTGTTAATTTAAGCACTTACACTTCACCTGTAGTAAAGGAAGTAAGAGGTAAAGACTTCATCGAGTATGGAGAAGATAACAACTATTTTCAATACCTAATAGACAGATACAACGGAAGTCCTACTAATAACGCTATTATAAATGGTGTTAGTGAGATGATTTACGGAAAAGGTTTAGATGCTACCAATTCAGATAAAAAGCCTAATGAGTACGCACAAATGAAAGCGTTATTCAACAATCATTGTGTAAGAAAATTATGCTATGATCTTAAATTAATGGGTCAATGTGCAATACAAGTTATTTATTCTAAAAATAGAAGTAGAATTGTACAATTAGAACACATACCTATTGAGACTTTAAGAGCTGAGAAATGCAATGAAAAAGGAGATATAGAAGGTTACTATTATTTTAGTGATTGGTCAAAGTACAAGAGAGGAAACGAGTTAAAAAGAATACCTGCATTCGGAACTTCTAAAGAGGGATTAGAAATACTTTATGTTAAGCCTTATAGAGCAGGTTTTAAGTATTATAGTCCTGTAGATTATCAAGGTGGTACACAATACGCTGAATTAGAGGAGGAAATTTCTAATTACCATTTAAACAACATACTAAACGGACTTGCACCAAGTATGTTAATAAACTTCAACAATGGTACTCCTGACCCTGAACAAAGAGAAATGATAGAAAGAAGAATCTACGAAAAGTTTAGTGGCTCAAGTAATGCAGGTAAATTTATTTTAGCATTTAACGACAATTCAGAAACAGCAGCGACTATAGACCCTATACAACTTAGTGATGCACACAATCAGTATCAGTTTTTAAGCGATGAGAGTTCTAAAAAGATTATGGTATCTCACAGGGTAGTAAGCCCTATGTTATTTGGTATAAAAGATTCAACAGGTCTTGGTAATAATGCAGATGAGTTAAAGACAGCATCTATACTATTTGACAACTTAGTAATTAAAGGCTTTCAAGGGCTTTTAATTGATGCGTTTGACCAAATACTTGCTTACAACGATATATCTCTTAATTTATACTTTAAAACGCTTCAGCCACTTGAATTTACAGACCTAGAGAACGTAGAAGATGAAGAAACTAAGGAAGAAGAAACAGGAGTTAAGTTAAGTAAAGAATCTAACAAACTACTAGAGGAGTTTATAGGTAAAGGACAAAACGAAAAAGAATTGTTACAGGAGTTTGAATTAATTGATGAAATGGATGTAGATTATGATTTAGAAGATGAGCTTGACCAAAAAATAGATGAACTAAACAACGAAGTAAAGTTAGCAAGAGTAGGTAAAGCAACCCCGTATAAAGAAAGTGAGCAAGATGGAAAAAGTAAGAAAGAGGGTAAGGAAGATATAACCTATTTAGTTAGATATATGTATACAGCTTATTCAGGAGGTTATAAAACTAGAGCTGGTAGGTCAAGAGAGTTTTGTATTAAGATGATGAACGCAAACAAAGTTTATCGTAAGGAAGATATTATTGCTTTAGAAAAAGTACCTGTTAATGCAGGGTTTGGAGTTAATGGAGCTGCAACATACTCCATATGGTTGTATAAAGGTGGTGCAAGATGTTCGCATAGATGGACTAGAAAAATATATGCAAGAAAAGATGGTAGTAAATCACTAGGAGATACTATAAGTACAACAAAGGCTAAGAGTGATGGTTTCACACCAGACTCAAACCCTAACAAAGTATCTATAGCACCTAGAAACATGCGTAACAAAGGTTATACTGCTGCATATTGGAACAAAATGGGATTTAAGAATTAATTATGGCAACAGTATTATTCATATCAAGAACAGATTTAGTCAAGAATAGTATCATTGATGGTAATGTGGACACAGACAAATTCATTCAGTTTATCAAGTTAGCACAACAGATAGAAATAAGAAACTATTTAGGAACTAAACTATATGACAAGATAGGTGCAGACATCGCAGGTAGTGGCCTAACAGGAAACTATCAAACATTAGTAAACGACTATGTACAACCTATGTTAATATGGTATGCACAAGCAGAGTACATTCCTTATGCAGCTTATCAGATAAAAAACGGAGGAGTATTTAAGCATACAA